CTTTCATGTAAATCAGTAGGACTACAAAGATATTGTAAATCTTTTAACCAACCATTTTCAACTAACACTCGATAATTAGTTGTAATATATCTCGTACCCCAGTTATCATAATTAACCTTAGAATATTTGTTATCTTTGTATTTATTTCCAATACCTTGATATATATTAGACCCACTATGTTCAACAGGGTGTGCTAAATAAACAGTACCATGTTCTAATATAGCCCCATGATTAGATTTAATCATTCGTTCTACAAATTCTTTAGCAGATGTATCTGTTATTTTATCTTCTGATTTGTAACATGTTCTTCCTGCTAATTCAATTTGTTTGTAAATACCACTTAAAGTATTTTCTTGAGAAATAATTTCCCAAGATGGTTTTATTAATTTCATATTAATTTAATTTTTTTATTTCAACATGATCGATACCATTTGAATATTCATCTTCACTTTCTAAGTTGTTTATATCAAAAGGTGAAGAATTAAATATTTTTTCTGCTTCTTCAAAACTATTTGCTTCTACTATACCCTTCCAAAAAACAGAAACATTTTCTGTAAAGTTTATTTCATATTTCATAAACATTTAATTATTTATGATTTTCATAAATTCAATTGTTTCATCTTCAACATTAGTGTCAATTACATCAAATACTTCATAATCATAATCATAAACATAATCATGTACGCATTCTTCTAAAGTGGTTTCACCAGAATTAATTTTTTCTAAATCTTCATCACTAATTTCAATTTTAAGTATTATTCTTTCATTTACTGTTTTTGTAAAACATGCTTCTACTTCTATTTCTTTCATTATAATAATTCTTCTAATATGCCGAGTATCTCAGCACCAATTAATAAATATCCTGCAACAGGAATGATCGAGAGTAATGCTATTCCCGATCCAATCCTTATTACAGATTTAATTAAACTTGTATACAAATGTTTATCTGCACTTGGATACTTAATTTTCATTTTGATCATCTTCTATGTTAGACACTCCTTCATCTAATTCTTTTAGTTCATGTGATAAGAAACTTAAACATTTTAATTTATAAGCATTTTTATTTCCAATTCTTAAAACAATTCCTTCATGAGGAACTTTGTTATTACAATCAGGACTTTTCATTTCCATGTAAAAGTTCTTATCTTTAGTAAGATTATTTAAAAAGTTTTCATTCCAATGATAAGAAACATCTAAATTTGAATATAAATCTTTAGCATAACCATAGTATAGTTCTTTTACAGCAACTAACCCATTTTGAATACAAAACTCTGAAACTTGTTTAGGGTTGAATTCATATACAATTCCATCTGGATTAGTAATTGTTATTCTATAAATACGTATTTTATAATGTACTTCATTTATAAATTCATTTATATTTGTAGGAAGTTTACATCCATAGTCATATCCTTTTTGAATTATTGCCCCAGATGGTAAATAACCTAATATTTCATAATATAAAGTCATCCCTTTAGGAATTTCATTTAAAGTTTTAATAATTTGATCATTTGCAATTTTCCAAATATCTATTCCATAATAACCGTCAGTTACATTTTTATTAATGTATTTATTTTTTATAACAGTTCTAGATGAATATATATTTCCATATAACCTATCTTTAATTTGTAATTTAGGAAATATAAATTTTAATGTTTTTTCTAAAATTGTCAATGGTCTTTTAGTAATAATATTTGAAGATACACCTGATGTTCCATGATATTTTGTACTAATATGAATAATATCATCAGGATTTAATACAAATGGGCAATTTTTTATATTCGTTGTAGAATAATGAAAATTAAATTGACCTTCTACCATTTTATTAAATTTCGGAAGTTTTTTCTTTGGACCTTTAGGTGTATGTGATACTCGATCTGTAGTTTTAATAATATATTTTTTTACAAATAAATCATCATCTACATAATCAAATATTGTATTTACTGATATATTATCAAACATATTTATTTCTTTCCAATTAGATAAAGTATGTACAGATAATACAAATCCTTCTGAATAAATTCCTTTTAATTTGATCATTTTAACTCTACCTTTCTCATCAAAATAACCTTTTTTAGTTTGATCTTTATTTAAATTACTATCTCTATATAGATTATTACAACTTAAAAACTCACGGTTTATACAAGACCCAACAGGAAAATAAATATATAATCCTGGGTTTTCATCTTTATTAAGAGTAATTGAAAATCCATCTATAGTAGTACATTTTAAATTTGTCACTTCTGGATTAGGATGAGGTTCAAAATTTTGAATATGAACTATCTTAGCTGCATAATTCAAATTTATGTCTTTTGATTTTATTAATTTCATTTTTTAATAATTTTATGTGTTTTTCTGAAATATCTTTAGCTGGAAGTATTGTTTCAAATATTATACAATTCGGATATTTAATACATAATTCATCTAATGTAAGCTCATTATCATATATATATGCACCATTATTAAAAAATATTAAATGTTTAATATTCATCTTTTTTAATATTATTTAATACACATTCTGTTGTTAATATAAGAGATGCTACAGACGCTGCATTTTCTAAAGCAATTCTAGATACTTTAGCAGGATCTATCACACCGGTTTTAAACAAGTTTTCAAACTGTTCTGTTTTTGCATTAAAACCATACCATACTTCATCGCTATCTTTAATACTATTAAAAATAACAGATCCTTCTAAACCTGCATTTTCAATAATTTGACGAAATGGTTCTTCTAATGCACGTTTTATAATTTGAATACCTGTTGTTTCATCATCGTTATCACCTTTGATATTATTAAGTGATTTAATAGCTCTAATATAAGCTATTCCACCACCTGGTACAATACCTTCTTCAAGTGCTGCTTTTGTTGCATGAAGTGCATCATCAAAACGGTCTTTCTTTTCTTTCATTTCAACCTCTGATGCAGCTCCAACATAGATTACTGCAACACCACCTGTTAATTTAGCAAGTCTTTCTTGAAGTCTTTCTTTATCAATATCTGATAAATCTTTTTCTAATTGATATTTAATATAAGAAATTCTATCTTCAAATTTTTTTTTTTTATTATGTACCTAGTATAGTTGATTCAAATTTACTATTTAATTCTTCTGAATATACTTGAGCATTTGTTAAAGCAGCTATATCTTGTAAAATTTCTTTTCGGTTATTACCAAAACTAGGTCCTTTTACACCTATTACTTGTAAAACACCTTTCATACAATTCATTACAAGAGTTGTTAATGCTTCTCCTTCAATATCATCTGCAATAATTAATAATGGACTTCTTGATTTTGCAATATTGTCTAATAACGGTAGTATATCTTTTAAATGAGATATTTTTCCATCACATATTAAAATATATGGATTTTCATAAGTAGTTTCCATCTTATCTGCATCTTTAATAAAATACGGAGATATATAACCTCTATCGAATTGCATTCCTTCTAATACAGATATTGTAGTTTCTAATCCTTTAGCTTCTTCAATTGTTATAATTCCATTCTGTTTTACTTTTTCGGTAGCATTTGCAATCACACTTCCGATTTCATAATCGTTATTTGCAGATATAGTTGCAATTTGCTCAATTTCATTTTTATTAGTTAAATTGATAGGAATTGCAATTTCTTTAATATAATTAACAACTTCTTTTATAGCTTTATCTATACCTTTTTTTAAATCCATAGGATTTGCTCCAGCTGTTACGTTTTTTAAACCTGTGTTAATAATACATTGTGTTAATAACGTAGCTGTTGTTGTTCCGTCTCCAGATTGATCCACTGTTTTATTAGCTACTTCTTTAATTAATTGAGCACCCATATTTTCAATAGGATGTTCTAAATTAATTTCTCGAGCTATAGATACTCCATCTTTAGTGATATGAGGAGGAGTACCAAAAGGTTTTTCAATTAATACATTTCTTCCTTTTGGTCCAAGTGTAACTTTTACAGCATCTGCAAGTTTATTAATACCTTTACGTAAATGTTCTCTTGCTTCATTGTTATATGTTATTTCTTTATTCATATTAGTTTTTAAATTCTTTATTATTTAGTTTTTTTATAATTTTATCATAAAATCTACATTTTTTTAAATTTTCCATTTTTGTTTGAAATAATTCTTCTGTAAATTGATGTTTATAAATTCACATAAATTCTTTCCCTTGATCCAATAATTTCTGATTTTTTACATTTTGAGGGATTTATTAGTTTTTCCATGATTTTTTTATTTTTAAATTTGTATATAATAATACGAAGATAAAGAGTTTTTATGACATGGAAAATAAAAATTACGAAAAATCATTCATATCAATTCTAAAACATTTAAAAACTGGTTGTAAAGGAACACCGTTAATTTTATCATCGTTATCAGAATAATAAAAATATTTCACATCTCCAAAAGTATTTTTATAAACAGAGTCAAAATTATTTGTGTATTCTTTTTTTAAATCAAGATCTCCTACTGGTTTAGCTTTAAACTCTTTACCATATTTTGTAATACAAATAAAAACCATATCAGCGTATTCTCGAAGACCTTGTTCAATTCCTATTATTTTAAAGGTATCATCACGATACATTTTGATTTTTATCATATAGCTTGCAGATCTTTTACCTACACCATATTCTTTAGTTTCATTACGTATAACTAATCCTTCAAATCCTTCTTGAACATATAAATCATGATAATGTTTTAATGTAGTCCACCCAGACATTTTCACGTGAGGTACAACTCGGATTTTTAAATCATTATCATTAAAATCTTCTTCATAATTAAAATTAAGATTTAATTTTTCAGATATAGTATTAAGAATATCTAATCTTTCTATAAAAGATTTAGTAACATCTACAATATCGTAAACCCAAAATTCAAGAGGAGTACATGTTGTAACATCTTTTATTGTTCTAACTTTACCTGATATTTTTTGAAGACTCCATCCGTATTTATAAACTTCTCCGTCTAATACTAAATCAGGATTATTTTCAAAAAATTCAATTAAAGTCGGATGTTCAAGAATATGACGTAATGCAAAGTCATAATTAGTACCTCCTCTAGATGAGGTTTTTAATTCTCCATCTTTTAAAAATATAGAAGCCCTTACTCCATCTATTTTACGGCTACCATACCAAATATCTTTTTCAAAATTACTTACTGCTACTTTATCATGTTGAATAGCTAGCATAGGTTTTAACGCACCATTGTTATCAGTATTTTCAACAGGTAATAAATCATGTAATTCTTCTATTGATATTGTATCAATATTTCCATAAAATTCTTTATACCCTTTATCTTTATACTTTTTAACATGACTATTATATTCTAACTCGATTTGTTCAGTAACTGTCCTTTTAACTTTTCCTTTAAAAACCCAAATCTCAGGTTGATTAGTCTTTTTTCCTCCAAATTGATAAGTAGTTCTATTAATTACATATCCATGTTTTTCATCACTCCATTTGTAACTAATCTCTACTACTCTTATTTTATTTTTACTATCTTTTGATATTAAGATATTATTCATTTATGTATTTGTTTATTTTTTCTAAATACAAATCTTGTGTGTTTATAAATAATGGCTCATGTTCTGATAATTGAATTTCTAATTTATTAGATTTAAATTCAATTATTACACTTGTTATATTTTGATTATTCCAAATTCCTACAATTGATGAATCTAACTTTTTGAATATTCCATTTTTTGAGTAAATGTTTACAGGAAATTTAATAAATTTATTAATAATTTCTGTATTATCATAAAATTGTTCATTATTTAAATTTGAATCTAATAATATCATATTTATTTTTTTCCAGAGTGTCCGAACCCACCACTACCTCTTTGAGTTTTATCTAATTGAGATACTTCTTTCCAGATATGTTTTGTAGTTTTAACAACTTGAATCTGAGCAATTCTATCTCCTTGTGTAATTTTAAATGCATGATTGCCATGATTAACAAGAATAATTTTTAACTCTCCTGTATAATCTTCATCTAATGTACCTGGTGTATTCAATACGGTTACACCATAATCCCATGAAATTCCACTTCTTGGTCTAATATCTAATTGATATCCTTTTGGTAATTGCATATATAAACCTGTAGGAATCATAATCCTACTTTTTGGCATTATTGTAATTTCTAAATTTCCTTCTTCATTTTTAGAACTTGTTACATTTCCAAAATATTTAACATCTTTTAAATTTTCAGGTAAATTAGCTCTTACATCCATACAAGCAGCTCCTGACGATTTATATTGAGGTAAAAAATTTGTTGATTTATTTATAATTTTTACAATAGGTTTTTTAAAAAACTTAAGCATTTTATTAATTGTTTTTTAATTTATTTTTAATTTATTTTTTTATAATCTTGTACTGTAAGTTCATCACTATCTACATACGATGCTCTATCAAAACCAAAATCATCAAACTCTCCCTTTAGTATTTTTTCTTTAAGTAACTTTTCAACATTAGTTGTTTCTTCATCAGAAAGAGTAACATAGTAAAGAAAAGTTTCATCATATGTTACTTTCTCTGAAACAGTTACTTCATATTTATTTCCCATAATTTTTATTTTAGTTTGTTACTTGATCTAATTCGTTTAAGTACTGTTTTATATTTTCATAAGTACAGTCTTTTGTTTCTGAATAAAAACATTTTATTAATTCTCCTTTTTTATAAATAGAACAAAAAGGAGTTAATTTTGTTCCACATCCAGTTTTAATAATAATACTTTTTTTCTTTTCTTTATAAAAATCATCATTTAGAAATAAAAAAGAAATTTTTGGAAAGTCAAATTTTAAATCTAATAAATCTAAAGTTTTATTATTATGTATGATTTTTACTAATATCATATTTTAAACATGTTTAACAAATTCCAACTATTATATTTTGATCATCAATATAATAGTCATGTTTAGAACCATCATATGTATATTTATAATTAGATAATTCATATATAGTTCCAATTAAATGACCATCATCTTGATTAAAATCATAATCTGGATTTATATGATTTATTATTGTTATAATCTTTTTAGGATTAGAAAAATTGAATTCTGATATTATATAATTTAATAATTCATTTTTTCTTATATAATCTTTTTTCATTTCATTTATTTATTTAATACTGTAATAAAAAAACTTTATTTCTAGTTCTAGATAAAGCCACATATTGTAATTGTCGTATTACATTTACATCTCTACAACTATTAATATCAGAGATATCAACAAATACATTATTTATTGTACTTCCTTGCGAAGTTAAGAATAACTTTCATTATTCTGGCGGACTATATCTTGTATTTCTTTTGAACATTTATCAAATGTTATAAAAGTATATCCAGATGTGTTAGATTTACCTTGTCCTAATCTAATTACTTTAGAAACATTACCTGCTCTTCCTGCATGTTTTTTATGATTTTCTATTCCATAAATTTCATCAAGAAATGCGGTTATTTCAAATGGTGCAATAAATAATTTAATTGGCTTATCTTCTTCTCCAATTTTAAATCCTACTACAGGTGGCATCTTACTAGTTCCTGCCATAGGATTATTTGCTCCCATTCTAGCTTTAGATAAGTTTTCTCCAAATCCTTCTGGTTTTGGTTTTCCACATGCTTTTTCTTGTATTAATCTAGATATTTCTAATTTATCTACATAAGATTGTAATGTGAAAGTATCTCCTCCTTCACCACCATATGTTTGATTAGTTAACTCATAGTTCATAGAATATTCTGCAATAGTATCAATTTCAATTTGATATAAATAATCATTTGTTACTATTTTAAGAGTTTCTACTTTAGCTAACTTAGGATATATTTTTTCAAAATATTCAAATTTTCTAGTTTTATTTCTAGTTCCATTTAAATATTCTTTGAAATGTGCATAATGTCCTTTTAATCTATCTTTTGGTGATTGTTCTGTTGCGCCGATATAAAATATCTCATCGGTGTCTGGATTTTTTAGGCAATATATAAAGCCTAATTCTACTTTTTTACTTGTTAAGTCGTTTGTCATATTTTTACGTATTAATTAATTAATATGCAAAGATACACAATTCTACTCACAAGTCAAAATAAATACCTCTCTGTTTCCAAATTATAATTATATTATAAAATGTACTCCCTTTCGGGATAGTCTCTGAACTTTCTCCCTATTTTTAGGGGCTTAGCTGCGGATTGTCCAATTCTATTATTTTTTACTGTACCTGAGTAATTACTTCAGCCATAATAACATTACTATTATTATTTAGTATAATAGACTCTAAGGATATTCCCGTCAATTAAGAGAGTTTTAAAAGAGCCAAGTTACTAACTCTTGTGTGTTGAAATAGCATAACCATAATCAAACGTTTTACTTTTAATTACTCTATTATCATACACAATATTAAAAGGAGTTGCAAAACTACTCATTATCATAAAATACTGTCTCCAATATTTACTAGCTGTTTTTGTATTCCCTAATTGTTTATTTTGTAGAGCTTTAATTCTAATATCTTCAATAATATTACCTATTGAATAAAGAATATCTTCAGATACATCCTTACTTAAAATGAATACAACACTTTTTTTATCATAAAAAGGATCGTAAATTTCAACATCATATCCAGGTAATATAAAAACTCCGGGTATTTGTTTATTTCTTAATGGAGATACATCTGTAATAATGTAATCCATAGAATTATAATATTTTACTTTGTTATATTCAAAATTTTCATATCCTGTAAGTATCTCTCCTTTATTATATTGATTTTCAGATTCTTTTTTAAATAATGCTTTCCTAATAACTTTATTATACTCTTGCACTCTCATATTTCTATACGCTAATATTTTTACATCATTTATATTTTGTGTAAGAATTGCATTTTTGAAATACGGAATACTTGCTAATATAAAAGATTTAGCATCATTGTAAACATTAATTGCATTTTCAACATTTTCAAAATGTCTAATACTTGTAGATCTTAATTTTGTTAAAACTGGCATAATAGGATTATTCTCAGCTTGTCTATGTATTTTAGTTAAAGATATTTTATTTTTACAACTAGCAACTTTTGATAAAGATTCATTAATAGGAGCTAATTGTTTAAAATCAGAGATGTATAATATTTTACAATGTTGTTTACTAGAATACTCATCTAATAATTTATAAATATGATCATTTATCATAGACGCTTCATCTATAATAACAATTCCGTTTTTTGGCAAAGTATCAAAACCAGCTGAATGAAATTTTAAATCTTTATAATCCAAATTATACACTTCTATATTAGGTGCTAATGCTAGTAATTTATGTATAGTAATACTTTCATATCCTGTTGCTTGTTCTAATACCAATTTTGCTCTATGAGTTGGTGCACATAAAACAAATTGATAATCTAATGAATCTAAATATAATATATATTCTTTTAAAATATGAGTTTTACCTGATCCTGCAGCTCCACTTAAAACTAATACATTTTCTTTTGATAAAATAAAATCTTCCATTTTAGTTAAAGCTAATTGTTGATCTTCGCTAAGTGTCATATTATACTCTATTTATTTCACATTGTCCACCAGCACAAGCAGCACCTGCTGTTTCATCTACATTAACAGTGACGTTTTTCCATTTTACTTTAGTCCAATCAACTTCTTTATGATGATGTGTTATATCACACCAATCATGATATAATTGAACACTTTTTAAAGCTCTTATCATTTTAATATCATCAGTATCAAAGTATCTATTTGAAAACTTTTCAAATCTTCTCATAATATCTCGTTTTTCTAATAAGTTGTTTACATGTGAAAATTGAGTATTGTCAATATACTTTTTTAATTCTGATGTAGGAATTTGAATTTCATTATCAATCATATTTTCAATAAACTCATCTGAATACCCTAATGTTTCAAGAATCTCTCTTTCTTTTTTCCATTGTTCTTGTTGAGCTTGTAAATATTTAGAATGAAGTTCATTATAATAATCAGAATGTTTAAGTGTATAGATTTCATTAAATAAATCATTAACATCTTTATAATTTGCTGATATTTTTTCATCTTTACCCATGAAACAATCACACGCTTTCCAAAGGTCTCCAAAAACATCAATTGTATCTACAATTAATCCACTTGCAAATATAACTCCTTCTCCATAAGTATCTATCATTTCTTGAGGATTTAATACTTCTGTATAAGGTGCTTGATTAAAATCAAGATCTCCTGTAGCAGGAATAAATGAAACACCTGCTAAATAATTTTTATTTTCCCAAATATAATTTTCAACCTCTTCCCATTCATCTTGAGGTACAATAACTGTATTAGATACATTATTTTGAATTGAAGAATTAGGATCTCTCATTCCTGCTACTACCCAATTTTGAAATAAACTTTTTACGATTTCTAATTGAGCTACACCGTGTAATTCATTTTTAAGTATTGAGCCTGGTTTTGCTTCTATAGGAAACATTATTACATCGTCTGTATTTCCTGTACTCCATATAGAATTTACAACAGCATGAGGGTTTATTTTTTTATAAATTTGTCCAGCTTCTTCTGTTTTATTTATTTGTACTCTTCTAATATACTTATTTGCATGTTCACCGTGACAACCAGGTGTTCCGCCTAGAAATACACTAGAATTCCCATCAGGTTTGACACAAGTCGTTCTAGACGATGGATTTATACCTAAAATGTCTGCTATTTTAGCATTTTGATCTAATACTATTTTAGCACCTTCTTGTAATACATTTTCATTTAATAAAACATCTGCAGAATTCATAATCCCACTGATAGAAACTCCAATTAAAGGATCTTCTTTAACAATATCAATTGTAGATTGTCCTAAATATGAAAAATTCATATAAGATGCTTGAACAGTAGCCAGAGTAGCTGCGTGTTTACATCTTTCTAAAAATTCTTCACGAGTGTTAATATCATTACCATTTATGGTAACTAAATTACAAAATGAGAATCCTGATTCACCAGATGATGACACTGGTTTAAAACCTATTTCAACACAAGGGTTAGGACCTACTCCAGAATCAGATCTAAAATAGAATGCAGGGTCTCCAAATTCTTTAGTTGATTTAAACAATTTAGAAAAGATATCTCGTTGTACACTATCTCTATTTAATCCAGCTGACATATTAAATCTAGCTCTTTGAGGATTTTCAAAAAACCAATTTCCAGTTTTACATTCAGACATTTCTATATCATCATAATCAAATAGTATGAGTAAAGCAGATCTTCTTAACCCACCTGATAATACACTATCTGCACAATGACTAATGATATCTGCACAATCTAAAGATGACAATCTTTTTGTTGTTTTGTAAACTTTGTCTAATATTTTTTCTATTTCTTTTAAAGATTGTCTTAATCCTTCTGGTCCAGGTGCAATAAATCCTCCTGATATAGGAGATCCTTTAGGTCGAATTAAACTATAATCAAATTTAGGGTATTTTATATCTGGAATAAAATAATGGTATATTAGTGCTTGAATTGCATCTGCCCAACCGCCAATAGAATCTTCAATTTTATAAGTATAAAGTTCTTTGTTTAGACTAGGTACCATATTAGGAAGTTTATCAATATGTTGTTTTTCAACACTTGTTCCTACTCCACATCCACATAATAATACCCATTCAATTTGTCCAAATACTTCTAATCTATCTACGTATGTAAATGAACAATTAAATAATTTAGTATGATTTTTAAGAATAGGAGCACCTCCAAATTGTAATCCTCTTTGAGATCCTAACAATTCTTTATTTTTATAAGATTGAATAGATGCTTCATAATCACTCATAAATTCTTTATTAATAGTAGCATGAGTATAATTAACTTCTAAATAATCTCTATGCATATTATCAATCCTATTTACAGCTTCTTCAAATGTTTCTTTTCTTTTTAATTTTGGGTCATATTTAGAATATTTAGAATTAAAAATAAAATCAGACAATGCGTTATTTTTCATTTTTATTATTTTTTATTATTAAAAGATTATTTATCTTAAATTTTAACTGAATGTTTTCAACTTGTAAATCAAGACATTTTGATTTTAATTTAATATATTTATTTGTAGTTTTGATAAGTTGATATATTAATAAAAGAATTAATATACTTAATATACTTAATATAATCATATTAAAATTCTAAAATTTCTCTTAATAATAAAGTTTTTTCAGTTTTATTAAATATATCTTTACCACCATCGTTACTAATTAGTTCAGTAAATGCATTATAAATAGTAAATCCATCTATTTTATCGTCTTTTATAAAATAAGGAGAATCTTCTTTTTCAAATAGTAATTTATAAGCATCTATAACAGTTGATGTTGCTAATTTAGCTTTACCAAATCCATTGTCATAACTACAATTAATTGCGTTTCTAATCCATTGTCCTAAATTTCGTTCAATGTTTAAATCATTCTTATCCCAACTCATTTCTTTAAGATTTTTTAAAGCGAGTGCTAAATCAGATTGACGATCCATTAATTCTTTAACTGGTTTGATATTAATTGCTGTTTCAGGTTGTAATTCTTGTATATGTAAGAAATCTGGATTAAATACACATAAATTAGTACAAGCCATATTTAAACCACCTCTGTATAATTTAACAACAGGTTTTCTAACATCCAATCCGTATAAAAACCCAACCACTTCACGATGGTTATTATAAAATTCATCTGGCATTACAGCTTGTATCAATACTCTATTATAAGTAATATCAGTATCTCCTTCGAGAGTGGTTAATTGATCTGGGATTTTAACAGAGATTCTAAAATCATCTGTATGTTTACTCATTTGTTCCAAAAACGGTTCAACATAAGCCTTAGTTGGAAAATAATTTTTATTTTTAATAATAGTTGACTTTCCTTGTAATAATTCGTTTATTGTAATATCCATATATTTTGTTAATTTTAATAAATTTTATATAATAAAAAATGGGAATGCTAACTTAATAACACTCCCATCAATTACTTTTAGTTATTTGATTCTACACCAAATACAAGATACTTACCTACCTTGGCACTCTTAGAAGGAGTATACTTAGCTCTAAAAGCTCCTACTTCACCTTCTGTTACTTCCTTAACATATTTACAATAGATATTTCCTTTATAACCGTCTTTGTAAAGATCTCTAACTACATCCATAGCTTTAGCTTTAGTTTCAAATACAGTAAATAAAATTTCACCTGTTTGTTCATCAATTCCTTGATAACCAGTCTTATACTTTCTAACACCCTTTTCATTCTTAATATCTTCAAATGTGTAAGGTCTTTCTCTAGTATCAGCAGATCCCGGAGTTACAGTAATACTACATGCAACGCCCTCTGCGTTTTTAGTATTCTTTTTGATATATTCTTCACAAAAAGTTCTAAGTTCTGTACCGGTCATAGGAGATCCTGAGTTTTTCCACTTTTGAGTAGCGTCTTTCAATATAGTTGTGAAAGATGATTTAATTGCTTCGTTTTCTAATGCTTGTTCTCTTGTAAAACCAGATGTTTCTTTAATTTTAATTGACATAATTTTTTTAATTTTTGACATTATACATATTCATAAAGATCTTTTTTAAAGTTTTTTAGTAAAGCCCTTTTAACTTTATTGTTTTGCAAAGATACTATGTTTTTTAGTTTTGACCAAAAAATTAATAACTTTTATTTTTAATATTAGGTTTTTCTAATTTGATATTGCAAAAATACTATGTTTTTACAACATGACCAAATAAATCTAAAATAAAAATCTTAAAAAATCTTAAAAAGGAACTAGAGTATCTATTATTCGATTTATTTCTTTTGATACTTCCTTTCCAGTTTTTAATCCAAACGTCTCAAATTTTGTATTATTGGTGTTAAAATCATCAGTAATAGCACACAATTTTACAAAAAATGGAATTTCCCATTTTTCAGGTTTTCTATTTATGATTTTTAATAATACATTATAAGTATTTAATTCTGAATTTTTAAGTTTAAATTTATAAGACATGTATCCTAATAGACTTATTATTGCAAATTTATCCATCAAAGATGTATTATAAAAACCCATTCCGTATTTAGTTGCAAACTGTTCCTTAAATTTATTATAATCCAAGGTTTTCGAGATCTCTTTCTGCATAATAATGTTTTATCACCAACCTTAACAAATAACTAAATTCATCCATTCCTTTCTTTTGATGATATTTATTTATTTTAAATACTCCGCTGTAATTATCTAATATAGTTGAAACTAACATCATATTTCCATAGAAATGTTTTGGTGTAAAATTATACTTTTGATCAACATATATTCTTAACATATAAAAATACATCGCCATTTGTCTCGCATAATGAAATTTTTCAAAACTTTCGTTAAACTTATTTATAAATTTACCTGTAGTTTTTAAATCGTTTAAATATAAGGTTTCATTTTCAAAATCTATTACAAAATTATCTAATTTAGCTTTTAATTTTATAATATATTCTTTACCTTGATATTCTGCTTTTATATCCATTAACAAAGTACCTTCATTTATAGAAATAGGTTTATCAAAAATATAATCAGGGCTTAAAACTTTTTGTATAGCTCTATTTTCATTAACAGACTTAATACAATTTTTTAATTTGAATTGATCTTGTGTATTTAAAAAGATTGGTTCTTTCTCAGATTTATTATATTTAAATCTAAACCAATAATATGAAAATCCTTTTTTAATTAAAGTTTCTTTTATTAATTTATCAGAAACTTTATTTTTATAATAATCTACTTTATCAGATGCATTTATAATAGAGTCATAAATAGAATATCCTTTATTTCGATATTTTATTATTTCATCTATCATAAATCCTAATTTAGCAGTAGGTCTAGAAGTATTCTCTTCTATATAATAATCATCAGGTTGTAAAACCATTTGATGAACAGCTGAACCAAAGTAAAAAGCATCTGAAAAACTTCCTCCTGAAAATCCTTCTACATACTGTTTTACTGATCCATCTTGATCAGGATTAATTAAACTTAGTCTTGAGTTACTAATATAATCACTATACTTAGATGAAAAATATTCTTCATCGCTAATATCTAGTAATTCTATAGTTTCTACTAATGGGATTATTTTAATTTCTTCACGTAGTGTATTATACTCCGTATAATTCATATTTTTTTAAATATACATAGCCATCAATTATAGTATCTCTTGATATTTCAAATATTTTACCTGTAACAATATGTTCATTAGTACAAGTGTGTTTTAATAAGGTAGGTATTCCAGACTTATTCATTTTTATTACATTACTGACAGAATCGTCTATAAAAACATCTACTCTGCCTTTAATCATATCAGCTTTATTTCCATGTTGATTTACCATTTGATAAATAGGTCTATCTGGAAATCCATTTTCTATTAACCATTGTCTGGTCCATCTTTTATTACAAACTCTTTTTGTACAATATAATTCAGGTACAAAATCAAGTTCTACCATTGGTTTTAAAGATAACCAAAATTCTTTATCGTGTTTAAGAATCCTTTGTACATTTCTAGTAATTCTTTCTGATTCTAACATTTTAGGATTGTTAGCTGTGTCAAATCGTTCACAGTAAGCTGACCAAAAATCAGCAAGAACATCGTCAATATCTAACCCTGTTCTTAATAGATTAATTCTTTTATATTTAGCCATTTAGTTTGATTTTAGTGACATTCCAATCCAAATAATAGTATTATCCATGTCGTTATTAGTTTTTATTTAAGTTCCCGTATATATCATAAACTACAGTAGTTGATTTTTCAAATCTCTTATTAAATAATTTTAAAGGAGATTGAAATTGTTTATATTCTTCATTTGTATTTTGAATATATTTTACACGATTTTGTAGATTAGACTCTAACCATTGAGCGGGCTGTTTATCCATTCCTGTTGCAAATATTAATACTAATGGTTCAAATCCTTTTGGAAAAAGATCTTGTTCCATCCATTCTTGTAAAGTTTCATCAGATTTATTACTTGCTTTTGCTTTATGTAATGCTCTATTACCACTTCCAAATCCTACATATACGATTGTTCTGTTTAACCATATTCCTTTTACAAGTTCATATTGTTTCACAAATCCACGAGGATCTAAAAATAAATAAACATAACAATCCTTTTCTTTAGGATATTTTTTAGGTTCTTCAAATAGTTCATTAGCAGGCAAAACACTTTTTAAGCGTTCTTTAAATTTACAACTGTTGCACAGTTCAGAGTATTTGTATATAGGTAGTTTTTTCACATTTATTAGTTACGTGGGGAGTATACCCCGTTAATAAATTACATTATTTGTTTAATCTTAGTTTAAGCAATTCATAAAAGAATGCTTTTGGAATAATAGCATATTCTCCAGCAGAAACACAATTTACTTCTTTTTTTTCTTGTACATTCCATAATATACATAAAGGTAAATCTGTTTTACCAATTTCACTATTGATTTTCTTTATACTGGGAACATTTTGTGTTTTTTTTAATTGAAAATAACAAGGTAATACTTTATCTACATCAGCTATATCAATTTTCATGTCATCTAATTTTTTAGATTCACTTCTTGATGTTGATATATTAGGATTTCCTGTTAATTCTTTTAATTCATTTACAATCTGACGCTCATAATTATTCAATTGTGTTATCATATAGTTTTTTATCTATATTTCTTATTCTTCATTTAAAATAAGTTCGGCGTACCTTTTCATCCTATTAGGATGTTGAACACTCTTGGGTAAATTATATTTATTCATTACCTACGCTCTACGGTGATACAAAACCTTTCGCAATTTTTGTATTTACCACGGGATTTACATCTCAGTATTTTCCCGTTTTTGCTCAATTCAAATTAATGATTACTCATTAATCGGGCAATATTTAATTTTAATTTATTTATTACCTTTATTCTTAGAGTATGCCCCTGAACGTCTCTTTTTGGGTTTTTCCGAATTTTCTTCAGATTTTATACTCTCTTTCTTTTTAGGTTTAGTCTCTTTGACTTCTTTTTTATTTTCTTCCATTTAACGCAATACGTATTAATTTATTTGTTTCAGTAACGCCGTATCTTTTACAATAATCAGATATATCTTTGACTCCATATTTACGAGGAATCCAAATAGGTTTTATCTTATACTTTTTTCGTATCTTATTCATATTTTTAATCCCAACATAATCATTGTCATAAAATATATATATACATTTAAATCGTAATTGTAATTTAATAAATTGTTTTTCTGAAATAAATAAATTTTCACTGCATGGAGCAATAGCATTTACTCCGAATGATTTTAAAGTCATTACATCTTTTAAAGATTTAGTAATAACTAAAATATTTCCTGTTGGAGGAAGTTGTTTATAACCTTGTATAACCGATGCTTTCCAATTACTTATAAATCTATAATTTTTTTTATTGGGGAAATAAATTCGCCATAATTCATTATGATTTGAATCTTTACCATCGTAATATCCAAATGTTAAATTATGTTTAGATGAAAAACTAAATATTTCTCCATTTAAAAACACTGTTTTACAAGAAAATACTTTGTAAAAATTAAGTAATCCTAAATCAATATTGTATTGTTTCCACCAATCTAATTCATAACTTTTAAAATCTTGTGATTCTATTTGAATCATAGTATTATCAGATTTTTCAAATTTAGTATCAGATATAATAATTTGTTTATTTGTTTTAGGTAAATTTGGTTTATTTATAATCCCAAAGTCATTTGCAATTATATTTAATGCTTTATAATAAGAACATTCATGTAATCGCATGACTACGTTAATAAAATCTCCAGAGAAATCTCCAGAGAAATCTTTAAATATAATATCTCCATACTTGCTTATATAAAATGAGCAAGTAGGAGTATTATCATGTCTTAATGGAGATTTAAATAAACCTTTTTTTACTGGTATCCCTAAATAGTGTTCAAGATAAGTTTCTTGAGTATTATATTTTAATAGTAATTGTTTAGTAATATTAGGGGTAGTATCAAATACCAGCATTTTTAAATTTAGTCTATTTCAAAATCCATATCATTTAAATCATCTGCTACTAATGATAAATCTGAATTATCAGGGATATCAAGTTCATTTGTTGTAGCATTCATAGTAGTAGGTTTTGTATTTTGAATTTTAGTTTTTTGACTAATTTCAAAATCACTAAAGAATAATTTTTCACCTAAAAAGTTATTACTAATAAAAGCTTCTCCATTTTTATTTAATGCTACATAATATGGAAGTCTACTTCTATTTTGCTTATCTCCAATTAATTTTAAAGGAAATTCTTTATCTAAAGCTCCTTTTAAAATTTGAGACAAAGCACCTATAAACTTTTTAAATCCTTCTAATGTAGTTACATCAAATGCTAGTTTAGATTTATTCTTTTCCCATACTTCAGGTGCCAATCTTTCTCCTAAATGAGATATTAAAAATTGGAAATTATCCCAATTACTTGGCATTTCTTTACCAGAACTTTCATTCATTTTTCTAGTAGCATCTTCTAACTTTGGCATAAACACAGAATGTTCAAATACACCATCTTCGTTAGCAAATTTTACTTTCATTACATGATATTGAGTATCATTAGTTTTACCTTTAAACTCAGCATATTCAATTCCTTTAAATTGTACGATATGAATATTCCAAGGTGTTAACGGTTGTACTGAATTTGAAGTTCCTTGTTGTGCTGTAAATTGTAATCCTGACATAATTTTTTAATTTAATTTAATTTTGTTAATTTTTTATTATTTGTTGATTTTTTAAAGTTCAAAATCTAAACTATCATCTAAATCAAAATCTTCATCTAGTATTTCTAAATCTGTATCAAGAGGTAATGTAATATCTTCTTCTGAAAAATCTGAAATATTAGGATTTATATTAGGGTCTGATTCTATAATATCAGCTCCTTTATTACCTTGCATTGTAAATACACCAGGTATTTCATTATATGGATTTAAAATAAAAGAATCACCGTATTCAGATAATGTTTTATTATTTTCTCCTCTATATGAAACAGTTAAACTTTTAGTTAATTTATTTCCACCTTGTGTTCCAAAACATGTATTTTTTCCAATTACAGGAAATATTAAAGTACCTATTTTTTTGTATTTAATTTCTAAACGATCTTCATATGATACATTTAACATATCACATGCAGCTTGATTTAAAATGTATTTGTTTGATTCAAGAGTTATAATCGGAGTAGATGTATTATCAGAAGATTTATTATTAGATTTAGGATTGTATTTTTTAATTTTTTCTTTAGCTACTTCTTGTTTAACAATTGTAACTTCATGAGTATTTGGATCGATATCCAAAGTCAACATTAATTTAAATTCCATTATTCGTTAATTTTAATATCTTCTGTTTCACCTTCGATTTCATCTTCATCATTATTATACTTATCAATAGCATCTACAACAAGTTGTAAATCATTTGAAATGTATAAATCTTTAAAACAACCTCTTGGTGTTTTACAAGAGTCTGACCCATCAATTGTATTTGTTCTAAATACCCTATCCATAGTGCCTTGTTGATTTTCTACAAGCTCTGTATAAATAACATAAGTAAATAGACCATCTATGTTAACAGTATTATCTAACATTTTCAGTTATCCAAATATTTCTACTTGGGCTAGACTATGTCTTCATTTTTAAATTTCCAAACAAAACCAGCAGATTTTTTAAAGATTCCTTTACAACATCTTGACATAGATGTTGAATCAACCTTATAAAATCTTGCTGCTTCTGCAATACAACTCCATTCTTTAACAAATTTTCCATCAAGCGTATATTGATTTACGGGTTTACCTTGTTTTGCAACAACAGTTTTTCTGATACTTTCTATATGAGTATCAGATAAATTTTTTCCTGTTAATGCTTCTGAGATTTTTCTTTTTGTTTCTTCATCTCTAGGTATTCCTCTAATTTTTTCAGCTCTTTTTTCAATACTTTCCCTACTAAAGTGTTGGTTTTTATTACCATCTCCTCCAGAAGTTAAATTATTTAATCTAAATCCCCACGTTTTTATTTGACTAATCCAATAAGATTCTAACCATTCCCATGGTTCGTCATTTTCAATAATAATAGAATCTAACTCCATTATTAATACTTCGTAGCCTTTAGCTAAAACTGATGTAATCCAATTATAATTATGATTTCTTTTATAATTTTTTAATTTGGATTTTTTGGCATCACAGATATGTCCTGCGAGCCTTCTTTTTAACGCTTGTGTAGTTTTACCTACATATCTTATATCATTCTCATTTTCAGAAGATGCTAGATAATAAATTTTGATTTCTTTCATATCATATTATATTAATAATTATGATGCAAAGATACAAAACTTTAGGTAAGTTACAAAGAAAAATGTTATTAAAAAAATGTTAAAAATTTAAAAACCTCCCCGTTTCGCGATTTATTCAATCCCTACTCTTCCGATTCGAAGATAGTCGTTACACGCGCCCATCAAAGTATGTCTCTTTGATTGCTTGGCTCGGCATTGCCATATTTTAATATTTTAAAACTTAGGTTTCGCCGAATTAGGGGTTATACAGGCAAAATTTATTTACCAGCAGTCTTTAATTTGAGTTTAGGATTTACACTATCTCCTACATTTTCAACATGCGATAAAAATATTATTTTTAAATCATCACGTAAAGATACTGCTTTTGTTATTAATTGATAATAATGTTTTGCAATTTGAATATGTTTATCAAAACCTTTTTCTTCTGCTCTATCCATTACTTCACAAGCCATTAAATAGTTAGAATCATCAATCACAATTTGTTTTATTTCAGTTCTTTTAATATTAATTATATCAAGTACTTTCGATATTTGATCAATAGAATTAGATTTAAAGAAATTTCCAACCCAATCACCATTTTCATTTTTTTTGAAATTGATATAATTCTTTTTACTACCTTTAAAGGGTAATGCTTTCATTTTTTTAATTTATATTTTAACATATATTGTCAATATACAACATATAAATTGCTTATATTTTCATATAAGATTAGACTATATCTTTTTTAATCGTATAAACTTTCTATCATTCCAAAGTTTAAATGTGTTATTTTCTATGCTGGATTTTTTTAAAATTTCTTTCATAATCCATACAGATATTCCAGTCTGTTCCATACATTCTTTAACACTATCGAATATTGTTATAATATTATTTTCAGAATCTAGTTCAGCTACTTTAGTTTTAGCACCACTATTTTTCTTAACTTCATATTTATTAAAAGGATCACCATGATGTCTAAATACCATATTTTTAGAACTTTTACGTTTTCCATTACACACATCAGAAATTTTTCCACTATGTGTTTGATAAATGATACCCGCTTCTGTTACAGATTTTATAGTTTGAATAAACTCTCCTTGTTTATTATATACATCTACAGCTTTATAAAACTTTTCTTTAGTTTCTTCTGAGACAACACGTCCAGGATTGCCATCACCACCATTTGATATGTTAGTAAGTTTATATCCTTCTGCTCTATATTTTGTAATATAGAATTTTTCTAATTCTTTAACTTCTTCTACTGTATCTACTGAG